ATGGCCGATGAACCGATCCCACTGCCGCCTAGGCCACGCCCGGCGCGTGGCTGCCCGATCTGCGGCGCGCCGGCCGATGCGCGGGCGCGGCCATTCTGCTCGGCCCGCTGCGCGCAGCGCGACCTGCATCGCTGGCTGACCGAAGGCTACCGGCTGCCGACCGACGAGCCGCCGGATCCGGGCGGCACATCCGGCGATGGACAGGCGTAGCGGTTCCGGCTACATCCGCCTCCCTGCCACTGACCCAGCGTGCCCAGGTAGCTCAGTTGGTAGAGCATGCGACTGAAAATCGCAGTGTCGGTGGTTCGATTCCGCCCCTGGGCACCATTCTCCCTTCGCAGGCGCTTCTCCTTCCCGCCGATCCTGCGCCATGGCACTCCGAATGCCTTTGAATTCCTGTAGCGCGACATCTGGTTGTTCGACGGCGCGACGCTAGTTGTTCGACGCCGATTTCGTCTCGCGAGCGTGCCTAGTTCCGCCAGGCGGGAAGCCATTCCCAGCCTAGCGCGCGGTGATCAGCACCTCCTTCGCCTCGGTCACGCGGCCGCTGAGCCGGTAAGGGACGGGCACCGCTTCGATGGCAAACCGGCGGAAGATGCGCCGCACCTCCGCCAAGTCGTTCAAGGACATCACGAACTGCCCCTTGAGGCCGTCTAGAACTTCGGCGAGATCCTCGAACTCGGCGCGGGCGAAGGCGGCGCCGTAGTAGTCCTCGCAGCCCCAATAGGGCGGGTCGAGGTAGAACAGCGTCTCCGGCCGGTCATAGCGCTCGATGAAGCGCCGCCAAGGGAGGCACTCGATGGTGACGCTGGCCAGGCGCGCGTGCACCTCCTCCAGCAGCACCGCCAGCCGCGGCAGGTTGTAGCGGCTGCCGCCAAACCGCTCGACCGCGAAGTTCTGGCCGGTCACGTGCCCGCCAAACGACTGGCGCTGGAGGTAGAGGAACCGTGCCGCGCGCTCCAGGTCGGTCAGCGTGTCGGGTGGCGTGGCCTTGAATCGCTCGAAATCCACGCGCGTCGAGAGCTGGAACCGCATCAGGTCGATGAACGCGTCGTAGTGCCGCTGGAGGATGCGGAACAGGTTGGCCACGTCGCGGTTGGCGTCGTTGATCGCCTCGGCCTTTGGCGCCAAGCGACGGCGCAGGAACACCCCGCCCATGCCGACGAACGGCTCGGCATAGGCGGCGTGGGGGATGCCTTCCAGCCGCTCGATGATGCGCAGCGCCAGGTTCTTCTTGCCGCCGACATAGGGCGCCACGGGCGAGACCCGGCGCACTGCCCGCAGCGCGGGGATTTCCGAATTGGTCACGTGCACGTCCTAGCTTCTGCCCGCCCCTGCAAAGGTGGCGGGGCGATTTAGGTCGTGCGCGGCGCCTCTCCGCGCGGCTGAGGGCGCGTCAACGCCCAAGGCCCCCGTCGCTCTGCGGGCTACAGCACCTGGCCGTGCCGGCGCGCGACGTACGTGCGGATGTTGGCCTGGTCGCTGCCGGGGTCGGCCTTCTGCATCACGAACCGGCTGACATCACCATCCATGGCCGGATCGCCGGCGGTGTTGCCACCCAGCCGGAAGATGTTGGTGTCGATGCTGCCGGTCTGCGTGATCGTGTGGCCGGTCACCACCTGCACGCCATCCAGCCAGATATCCAGCGTGGCGCCGACCTTCTTGACCTCGATCGTGTGCCAGTTGGTGTCTGCCGCGGCCAGATCGAAATCGACGTTGGAACCGCCCTGCCCGACGTAGCGAAAGATCAGCCGGCTGCTGGCGTTGGTGAACAGCCCCCAGAACCGCGCGTTGCTGCTGATCTGCCAGCGCACAATGTCCTGGCTGGCGGCGGCATTCAGCTTGAAGCCCAGCGCGAAATAATAGGGGCCGGCCGTGCTGATGTTCGACCCGTCCACGAAATCCTGGAAGGTCGAACTCGGGTTGCTCTCGCCGCCGTCATAGCAGGCGCCGGTCATGTTCAGCACGCGGTAGGTGCCGCCGATGCCGCCATTGGTCTTGATGGCGGGCCGCTGGGCCTCGGTCGTCTGGCTCAGCCACGTCGTGTTGATGGCAAGGGCGCGCGGGCCAAAGCGGTTATAGGCACGCGCCGGCCGATCGCCGTGGGCGCCGGGCACCGTGTTCGTGTCGCCGCTGTCCAGCACGTAGGTCAGATTGCTCACGCCGCGCGGCGTCCAGACAAGGTCAAGCTCCTGCTCGGTCTTGCCCCCCGCCGCGTTCTCGACGCTGACGATCACGCGGTCCTTGATGTCGTCGAGCGTGGCGGGCGCGGTGCCGGTCAGGGCGCGCGTGCCGGCGTTGAAGCTCAGCCACGCCGGCAGGTATTCGATCGCGAGCCCGCCGTTGGCCGCGTTGGGCTTGGGGATGTTGCCGCTGGTCCAGTAGCGCGTGCCGGCGCCGTCGTCGCGCGGGATGGTGTGGCTGTAGGCGGTGCTGGCAACGGCCAGCGGCGGTGCCGGGATGGCCACCCGCGGCTTGACGCACACGAAGATGCGGTAGGGCTTCAGCACGCCGGTGGTCGCGTCCCAGCCGAACAGGTGCATGATGATCAGGCCCGGCCATTGGGCGCAGAAATTCGCCATGGTCAGGGTGATTGTGCGGGCGGTCAGGTCCTGGGACAGGCCGAACGGCGCCTGGGTGCGTGTGAACAGTGGCGCGACGTAGTCGCCCAAGGTGCCGCCGGCGCGGCCGGGACCATTGACGTCGATCGCGTGCACGCCGCGCATCATCTCCGTCCAGGTCCCGGCGCCCCAGATATCGACGGCGGCCGGGAAGGTGATGACCTCGGTTCCGCTCTGGCGATACTCGACCTGATTGATCTGCCACGGCGTGATGATGGGCGCGACCACCTTGCTGCCGGACGGTATCCAGACGCGGACGGCAGACAGCTCGGTGTCCATCTGCTTGCCGATCCACTTGGTGTGGTCCAGCACGCCCGGATAGGCGCTGTTCTGGTCCTCGTTCAGCGACCCGAACATGATGTAGCGCGGCTCTTCGAGGTTGCCGGTGCCGTCGGCGATCGTGCCCTGAAGATCGTAGTTCGGCGTGACGGTGGCGGTGCCCGGCCGCGCGGTGGCCAGGTCATCCTCCAGCGCCCTCAGCACCGCCTTGGTTGGCTGCGCGCTGGGGCCAAAGTTCACCTGCACGACGTTCCAGTTGCCGTCATGGACGATGCCGAGGTTGCCCGACGATGTACTGCCGCCAACGCCGGAGGCGCGGAAGTTCACGCCGTTGATCAGGCTCATCTCGATGTAATCGCACTCGCCGCCGGCGCGCAGGCCGCCGCCCAGGTCCACGTTGGCAGCTTCCGATCCACCGCGCGCGTGGCAATCCCAAAACGCGCTGTGCGGGTTCAGCCCGTCCTGCACGGCGGCCGGGACGTTGGCCGGCAGAGTGTAGCCGGCAGGCGGCACGACGCGATAGCGCGCTTCCAGGATTGCCGGCCCCAGGATCGCCCAGCGGCCATACCAGGTCGGGTGTGCGGTGACGCACTCGATGGTCGTTTCGGTCGGGCCGCGCTCGTTGGTGCGCGCCCCCAACATGGCGGTTTCCTCGGCGGTGGCGTGGCGGTGGCGGCTGCGGATGACGCCACCGGCGGTCGCCAGAATGTCGGCGGCGGATGCCATCTGCACGCCGTCGCCCTGGTCTTTCCAGCCGGTGAAGAACTGGTCCACCAGGCAGTAGGTCTGCGCGCTGAATGGCCGGCGCCGATCGCGCTCGCTGAAGTTGTTGTAGAGCGTGCCCGGCGTGCCGCCATTGAGCTGGGCCGGATGCAGCAGAAGCTGACTGATCGGCTCGTTGAAGGTATCGACCTGGGCAACCTTGTAGCCGGCGTAGTCGCCGCTGCCGGCGGTGCCGACTGCCAGCTGTTCCAGCGGGTCGTTAGCGGGCTGCGGCGGCGGCGGCGAACCGCCGGCCAGCGTCAGATACCCAACACCCCTGCCGCGCTGCGCGGCGTTGGGCACGGTGCCGATGGCACCTGGGCTGCGGCGGATCATGGGCGGGACCTTCGCGCGCGCGCGGCCAGTCGGGGAACGCTGACAGGTGTCATCACGGCCGCTCCTCCGGCGCCACCGGCGCCTCGACGATGGCGGCCTGTCGCGCGGGGCTGATCAGCCCGGCGGCGACCAACTCATCCAGCCCGGCCAGCGTCACGGGGTTGGCCAGGTCGATCTCTCGGGCGAAGCGGGCTCGGTCCAGCCAGTCGGCCAGCTCGGCATTGGCGGCCGCGGCGGCACGGATGGCGGTGCGCTCGGCCGCCGTGAAGCGGGCGATGAAGGCCAGTGGGGCGATCCGCGCATCGGCCGGCACCGCCGACCAGCCGGGGAACTGCCACACCTGGCGGGCATCCGCCGGCGCGGTCGGGACCTCCGCCAGCCCCACGGCGGGGGATGACGGAAAACTGCCCACGTAGCGGCCAGCCGCGTCGACGTAGGCCGGCATCAGCGCGAAGCCCCCACATAAAGGTCCCAGTTCGCGTTGGTCAGCGTCGCGTCGGCGCCGGTGTCGAAGCGGGGCACGGCGAACACGTTGGACTGGCTGCTGAAGCGCAGGTCGATGGTGGTGCCATCGACCGCCACCGCGGCGCCGCGCGAGCTGGCGCCCGCGCCGTTGCTGCTGACGGGCACGAAAATCCGCCGCCCAACAGGGAACCCGAACTCCGCAGTCTTGCATTGCAGAATGAACCAGACAGAGCGCGGCTCGCCGCCCAGGCCGTGGGTCAGCGACAGGGCACCGCCTGAGGTGATCGACTGCGCCGGGCTTTCGTAGAGCGTCTTGAACGGCAGCGCATTGGCCAGCTTGGCCGCGGTCACCGCGCCGTCGGCCAGCTTCGCCGTGGTCACCTGCGCGTCGCCGAGCTTGATCGTGGTCACCGCACCGTCGGCCAGCTTCACGCCGCTGATCGCGCCATCGGCCACGGCGCCGGTCTGCACTGCGCCGGCTGCGATCTTGCCGACGACCACAGCGCCGGCGGCCATCTTGCCGCTGGTAACGGCCAGGTCGGCCAGCTTCGCCGTGGTCACGCCAGCATCCGCCAGCTTGCCGGTGGTGACCGCGCCCGTGGCGATGTCGCCGGCACTCACGTCGGCCTTCAGCGCCATCGCCCCAAGCCCCAGCGCGGTGCGCACGGCGGCCACCGTTCCCGTGCTGCCGAGAGTGTCGCGCAGGAAGTCCAGAAGGTCGTTCAGCTTGCCCTTGAAGCCGCCCTCAGTTACGCCCGAGCCGGTCATGTCCGTGTTTGCGGGCAGGTTCGCCATGCTTGCTTCTCCTCAGTAGCCGGTGATCACGGCATCGACCGTGGCGGCGACGCCCGTGCCCGATGTGTCGAACGCGCGGACGAGCGGGCCGAGGTCCGGGTCCTTGTCGATGATCCGCACGCCCAGCGCCGTGGTGCCGCCCTGCAGCGTCACGGTCACCGCGCCGATGCCGCGATAGGGCTGCGCGATCGGCAGCCTGGTGCCGCCGGCGGCGAGCGCGATGTCGGCCAAAGCCTCGTCGATGCGGGGCGCGTCCAGCACGGCGACCAGGCGGCGGATCGCGCCGCGCGCCGCGCCGCCGGCGATCATCACGCGCAGCTCCAGGTCGCCCGGCGGATCGACCAGCGCGCCGGGCCATTCCAGCCACTCGGCCGAGACGCCGGCGCCGAACATCGGGTTGCCGTCGGCGGTCCACATGGCGTTGCCGTCGCCGGTCCACATCGCCGGCGTGATGCGATAGCTGATCTGCTGGCCCGCGCCCTCGATCGTGGTGCGCAGCAGCACGCGGGCGCCGGGCGGCGGGTCCGTGAAGCCGATGTCGTCGAGATACTCCATCGGCAGCCAGCCGCTGCCGGGGAACATCTCGGCCGCCGGGTCGCCCCACATCGCCGCCAGGTCGGAGAGCCACATCGGCGCGGTCGCGTCGGCATCGGCCAGCAGGTCGCCCGAGGCGACGGTGGCGTTGACCTTGGTGCCGGCGAAGCCGCCCGCGCGGAAGTCGATGGCCGCGGCCTCGGTGCCGGCGATCGGCGCGGCGCCCAGGTTGGTGACGATCCGCGCGGCCGCGGCGCTTTCGTTGCCGCTGGTGTCGATGGCCTTGATCAGCACCGTGACCTGGCCGGCCGGCAGCGCATCCAGCTCGAACGGGCTGCTGGTCAGCAGGCCGCCATGCGCGGGCTGGGCCTGCTGCCAATCCACCGCAGCACCTGGCGCCCAGCGGATGCGATAGCCGGCCAGGTCCAGGTCGGGCACCGCCTGCCAGTCCAGCCGGCGGCCGCTGATCACGAAGCCGGCGACGTCGGCCGGCGGCTCCGCCTTGCCGGCCACGGTGTGGGCGACCAGCGCACTCCATGGCCCGGCCAGCCCGGCGGCGGAGACCGCGCGGGCCTGCAGCTCATAGACGGTGCCATCGAACACCGGGCCGCTGAAGACGATCGGGCCGGGACCTGACCAGGCCTCGAACTCCGTGGTGCCGGCAATGCGGCCGCGCACCTGGAACGCTGCCGGCGCCAGGTCGCCCTCGGCGGCGCGCAGGCGCAGGCCGATGCGGGCCAGCACGCTGCCGTCGCCGGCGCGCAGCAGGGCGGCGGTGCCGCTGAATACCTCGACCACCACCGGCTCGCCCGGCAGCGCGCGCGGCGGGGTGTAGGGCAGCGTGATCAGCGGGTCGAAGGCCGGGATGGGGCCGGTGTCGGCGTCGTGGATCTCGGGGGCGGCATCCACCAGCACCAGCTTGGCGGTCAGGTTCGGGCCGGGCTCGATGGATTTGACCTTCAGCGCGGCGGTCTCGCGCTCGGCCTCGCCCACCATCACCAGGTCGCCGGCGTCGGGCGCCGATGCCGGCGGCAGGGGGCTGGCGAAGGTGAAGGTGGTGGCCTCGCCCGGGTCGGCGCTGACGCTGGCAACGCCGCCCACGGTGTCCGCGCCGCGCCAGCGCAGGGCATAGGTGCGGTCTGCGCGGATCGGCACAGGCTCGTCGATGAGCACGCCGGCGACGTTCGGGCCGTCCATGACCCGGCTGCGCACCCGGCCCCAGCCCGATCCCCACAGTGGCACGTCGTGGCTCACGCGCACCAGGTCGCCGCGGGTGCAGACCAGGTGCTCGACGTCGCAGGTCAGCTCGTAGGTCTCGGGGCGCAGCGTGGCGGCGGCCAGGTGGTAGCGGCCCTCGCGCATCGCCTGGGCGCGGCTGGTGCAGCCCAGCAGGTCCAGCGTGTCCACGCGCGTGGCGTTAGCCTCGGTGTAGCCGTCGGCGTAGACAATCACCTCGCCCTGTTCCCAGTCGCGGTCGGGATCGACGAAGCGCACGCGCAGGCCGTGCCACGGCTCGGCGAAAATCTTGGTGCCACGGAAGCCCCAGGAATTGCGCGGCGTGAAGTGCTGCACGGGAACGCTGGTCGGCAGGTCCTCGACGATGCTGAACCGGCCGTCGCGCATGCCGGGCGTGGCCCGGCCGGTGCCGGCGATGTCGCGCAGCGTGTCGAACACGGTGCTGCGGGCATCGACCACCAGGTCGCAGCGCTGCTTCGGCTCGCCATCCACCAGCGTGTCGCAGCGGTTGGCCCAGGCCAGGAAATCGGCCAGCGCGATGCGGGTGTCGGCCACGGGGAAGCGGATCGCACGGCCGCGCAGCACGTCGAGGTAGGCCCAGGCGGGGTTGCGCGTCGCCTGCACCGTCCAGCTCGTGCCGTCCCACACGGGCAGCAGCGCCTGCGCGACGGCGGAGAAATCCTGGATGGTGCCGTTGAGCTGGTCGGTGGCGCGTATGCGCAGCGCCACCAGGCAGCGGCCCTTGGCGCGCACCGGGGCGCCGGGCAGCACGCTGCGCACCTGGGTCAGGAAGAACGTGCTGCGGCGGCGGGTGCTGGTCTCGGTATCGAAGGTGGTGCGGGTCACCCGCAGCTCGTAGCGGGCGGGCGCGAGGTTCTTGAACCGGAAGCTGGCGGTGTAGCTGCTGGCGGTGGCGGCCGAGACGGTGCTGTCGGTGCCCAGCGTCCAGTCGGCCGCGCCGACCGGGCGATACTCGATGCGCACGCCGACGCTTTCGGTGCTGGCGTTGCCGTTGTTGTCGTAGAACACCAGGCCCTGGAACGTCAGGTCCACGCCGAGTTCCACCGCGCCGTCGCGGCTTTGCACGGTCTGCGGCCCGCCGGCCTGGCTGACCTTGATGCTGTAGCCGTCGGTGCGGATCGTGTCGGTGTAGAGGGTGACCGGCGGGTCGGTCTCGAAGCCCTGTCGCACCTCGATCTCGACGCCTTCGAACTGTTCGATCGGCACGGCGCCGATGCGCATCTCGCTGAGTTCAAGCGGGCCGTAGCCGAAATCGAACAGGCATCGCAGCCAGGTGGTCTCACCCTCGCTTTCGGTGCTGTCGCGGGCGGCCTTTGGCGGCACCACGCGGTGGCGGCCATAGATGCGCGGGATCGGACGCCAGGGCCGCGCCTGGTTGCTGCTGCCCGACAGCGTGGGCGAGGTGCGTGCGGCGCTGCCGTAGCTCAGCTCGCCGAGGCGCGGGGTGCCGACAGGCAGCAGGGCGTTGATCAGCAGGGAGCCAAGCAGTGTTGTCGCGGTAATCAGCACGGCACTGGCGGTCGCGGCTGAGACGCCCAGAGCCGACCCGACCGAGGCAGCGACCGTTCCGTTCGGCCCAAACGCAATAGTCGCGGCGATGACGATCGCTATGGTCAGCACTGCGCGCAGGATCTTGTTCCCGCCGCCGCCCTGGGGCACCGGGGCCACGAACAGCCGCATGCCGGGCTTGGGCCGGGTGCGGTGCCATTGCGGGCGGGGCAGCGGGTGCGGGTCGCCCCACTCGTCATCCACGATCCAGGCCTGCGCCAGATCCCGCAGCATCGGGTCGGGCAAGGCCATCTCGACCAGCTCCGCCACGGTGCGGCCGGCGGGCACGAACAGCTCGGCGGTCGCGGTGCGGAACGGGCTGGCGCGCGCCACCACGCGCACCGGCGGCTCCGCGGTGGCCAGCGCGCGCGCGGTCATCGCCAGTCCCGCTTGGCGTGGCGGTAGATGCCCTCCAGCCGGCTGCACCAGGCGGCGCTGTCGAACCGCTCGATGGCCGCGTCGTGGCCCTGCTGGATGTGCAGGAACCAGTCGCGCGCGACCACCACGCCCACGTGGATCGGCCGGCCGTGCACGATCAGCAGCACGCCGTCGCCTGGCCGCCTGTCAGTGAAGTCCACCCGCCGCCAGCCTTCCATGCTGGCGCCGACGAAGCGGGCCAGCGCGGTCAGGTCATCCACGCCGCGCGACCCGGTCCAGCCGCCGTCCAGCGCGGGCAGCGACACGCCGAACCGCTCGCGCATCACCAGCCACAGCAGCCCGTAGCAATCGAGGCCCGACCGGCTGCGGCCCAGCGTGCGCCACGGCAGGCCGATATAGTCGGCGACCCAAGCCGGGGGCTGGTCGGTCGTGGCCATCAGAACAGGCCCGGATAGTCGGCGGGGGCGAAGTCGTCGGCCGGAAAGCGCGCGTTCAGCACGTCCTCGAACCCCAGCTCGACCTCGACCACGTTGGCGTCGTAGGTGCCGGCGACGATGCGCATGTCGAACGGCCCGGCCTCGATCACGTCGGGCTCGGCGCGGCGCACGACCTCGATGCTGACCGTCGGCGGTTCCAGCAGCGCGCGCAGTGCGGCGACGATGGCGCGATCGACGTTGTCGATGCGCAGCGTCACGCGCTGGATGGTCTCGGCCTCCTCGCTGGGCAGCTCGATCTCGAACGGGAAGGCGACGAACTGCGCGCCGCGGCTGGTCAGCGCCGCGCCGTCGTTCACCACGCGGATCGGCGGGTCGATCAGGCCGGCGCCGATGGTCAGCAGCACCAGGAACAGCTCGTCGGTTTCCTGCGCCGTGATTGCGCGGCGCGCGGCGAGGGAGAGATTTCTGCTCATTGTTCAACGCCCTCAAGCGCCGGGCGGCGCATCCGCGCCTTGGCTCGCCGCGTCGCGCCATTTGGCGCGCCTGACGGCGCGACCGGCGTCGGCCGTTCGGCCGGGCGGTCCTTCGGCCCGATCAAGGCAGCAGCTCCAGCTTCATGGCGATGCGCCACCAGGTGCCGGACGCCTGGGGGGTCAGCTGCGGCGGCTCGGTGAAGCGCCAGGTGCGAAGGGCGCCGGTGCGGGGGTGCGTCCACTCGAACGGCAGCGCGCCCAGCGCCAGCGTGTCGCGGAAGAACGCCTCGAACAGGGCGGCCTGGGCGGCGGGCACCATGATGCTGCCGGCGATCGGCGTGACCGCGGCGCTGAACCGGCGGCGCTGCTTGGCCGGGCCGGCGTCCATCTGCGTGCGCAGCATCGCGTTCGGCAGGGTCTCGGTGAAGCCCTGCACTTCGAACCCGTCGCTGACGCCGGGGGGCCACACGGCGGCCATCAGGCGCCCCGCCTGGCGATGCCGTAGCTGGCCCGCATGTCGCGATCCAGGCTGCCGTTGGCGATCGCGTTGCGCGTCTCGGCCAGGATCAGCATGCGGATCACGCGCTGGCCGTCGGGGCCGGTGGTCTCGGTCACCTCGGCCGGCGGCGCGTTGGCGCCGCGCTGGTCGATCACTTGCACCATCACCGGGCTGGCGGGGCCGAGCGCGGCCATCTGGGCTTGGGTGAACACGCCCTCGCCGCGCTTCAGAATGGCGGGCACCTCGCCTGGCCCGACCATGCCGCCGCTGTGGAACTTCGCGGCGCCGCGGAACAGCTCGGCGGAGACGCGGCGCAGGCCCAT